ATTAGATCATGTGATACAATCATATGATACAGCATTTATGAAAAAGGAGACAGCTGATTATAGTGCAATAACAACTTGGGGTGTTTTTCGTGAACATGAAGAAGGACCACCACAACTCATATTACTCGATGCAATGAAAGATAGATATGAGTTTCCAGAGTTACGTCGTGTTGCAAAAGAACAATATGATTACTGGCAACCAGAAACTGTATTGATTGAGTCTAAAGCATCAGGATTACCACTGACATATGAGTTAAGAAATATGGGTATACCTGTTGTTAACTACACACCATCAAGAGGAAATGACAAACATACTCGTGTTAATTCTGTTGCACCTCTGTTTGAATCTGGTAGTATATGGGCTCCTTTGAATAAACAGTTCGCTCAGGAAGTTGTTGAAGAGTGCGCTGCGTTTCCGTATGGAGACCATGATGACTTAGTTGACAGTACAACTCAAGCTGTTATGAGATTTAGACAAGGTGGTTTAATAGGACACCCTGAAGATTATCAGGATGAAAAACTACCTAAAAAAAACTATAAATATTATTGGTAAAAAATTATGGGACCACTAGCACAATTTTTATTAGCACTAACAAACTTAGTTAGATCTGGTGCGATTAGAAAAATACCACAAGCAATTAAATTTGCTGAACAGCAGTTTGGAAAAGTAACTCCTCTTTTAAAAAAACAAATAGAAAAAATTTTTGAGTCAGCTAAAAAACCAGTTGTTGGTAAACCTGGTAAAAAAGAAGGCACAGTTGTTCCGATGGTCAAAGAAGGTGCAAAGAAAGCTGAAGGTATCGAAACTCTTGAAGATAGTAGTCCATTGATGAATAGACTTGATAAAAAAGTTGAAGAGATGAGACTTTCAGATGATGACCCTATGGGTGACCTTGAACAGATATTAAATCCAAGAAGACCAGGTGGATCCTTGGACCCAGCGACCGGAATCACGAGAGCACTCGCTAGAAGAATTTTAGATAAAAAAGGAATTGAGATTGGTAAGAAAGATCCAATAGATGTGTTTACAGATACTTTTGGTGAAGCAATATCAGATGTAAAAAATCTTGCAGATGAAATGGTAGAAGCAGATGAAATAGGTCGTAACTTAAAATCACCAGATGAACTTTTAGAAATAGAAGGTTTGTTCGATATTGAGGTACCTAAAAATCCACAAAGAGGATTAACTGATCAAGAAATGTTAGAACTTGAAAAACAAATTAAAGAAGAAAAAATATTAGATGACTTTGATCCAACATTTAGAAAACCAAATGCAACAGGCGGCAGGGTTCAAGCGGCAAGCGGCGGGCTAGCTGATATATTAAAGGTATAATGAAGATCGCAGAATACAATCAAATGATGGCATATCTGATGCGACCAGAGCCTAGACAGATGTTAGCAGAAGGAACTAATTTAACTTCTGCTCAAAAAAAACAAACTCTGTATGCTAAACTTTTAAAAGAATTACCTGAAGGATATTTAGAAGACTATAAAAAAATTTTTTTAACTGCAAATAAAGATGGAACTTTTTCTCGTAAACCTGGAGACGCTGGGGGTATTCAATTTATGAAAGAAAAATATGGTAATGTTATTAAAGATATAAAAACAAGACAGGGGAATGTTAAAAATATTGATAGAAAAATTGGAGAATTTAATTCTGCTATTTTACAAAACTTTCAAAAAAATAATAAAATTGTATCTGCACTAGATGACAGTGATTTAAAACGAGGAAGTAGAATAAAAACAACAGCACCTTTTGATGCTAAAGGATCAAAAAATTTTAATTTTCATCACATCATGAATATTGGTGGAGAAATACCTTTAAACACAAATGATATTGCGGTTATTTCAAAAATAATGAATGCTAAATTATCTCCCTATAATAAAAATTTAAATAATATAAGTGATGCTATTTCAACTTTAATTAATGAACAACCTAAAGATTATTTAAAAAGAATAGATAAGTTAAATGATCAAGCTGAAGGAATTGTTAAAAAGGCTGTTAAAGAATTACCAAAAGAATATAAAAATTTAATTGGTTTTAATAGAGTAGTTCCTATAACAGACGAGTATGGAACACCTATTAGATTTGTGGGTAAAAAATTTGGAGGTAGTAACCAAAATAAACCTGGAATAAAATTAGAAGATTTAACAAAAGATCAAGCAACTACATTAAGAAAACAAATTAAAACAGATGCATTAAAATTTGAAAAGGTTGGATTAAAAGACAAGATATTGTCAAGTACAGGTAAAGTTTTAAAAACAGCTGGTAAGGTTATTAAGCCAATAGGATATGCTGTAGGAACTAAAGCTTTATTTGATGCTAGAGCTTTAGCAGATGAACAAGGCATAGAATTGTCCATTGCTGACCAAGCCATGGCTTTAGATTCTGGAGATCCAGAAGTAGCCATAGATAATTTTAAAAGAAGAACTGTACCTGGATATTCTGAAGAACAAGCAGGTATAACATTAGGTAAGTTTAAAGACGATTTTGAAGAAGTAGGATTAGATGACATAGGTATGCAAGATTATACAGAGGATTATAAGATATGATCGGCAAAAAATCAGGCCCACCACCTAAATCTGGACCAATGCCTCAAGGGTTGAATATTAACTATAATACTGTTAAGACAGTGAAACTGGAGAAAATAAATGGCAGAAATAGACAAGTCTTTACCAAACGTAAAGCAAACAATAAACGTTCCTAGTCCTGAAGAAGTACAGGTAGAATTACAAGAAGAACAACAACCAGATCAACCAATCGACATTCAACCAAATGAAGATGGCAGTGTTGATATAAACTTTGACCCATCAATAGGTAGTCAAGAACAAGGTGAAGATCATTTTGCAAATCTTGCAGAGTTATTACCTGAAGAAGTATTATCTCCAATAGGTCATAGTTTATATGAAAACTATCAAGACTACAAAGCATCAAGAAAAGATTGGGAAAACTCTTATACAAAAGGTTTAGATCTTTTAGGATTTAAATACGAAGATAACACAGAACCATTCAAAGGTGCATCTGGTGCAGTTCACCCAGTATTAGCAGAAGCTGTAACACAGTTTCAATCTTTAGCTTACAAAGAATTATTACCATCAAGTGGTCCAGTTAGAACTCAAATTATTGGTACACCAACTCCAGACAAAGAAGCTCAGTCAATGAGAGTTAAAGAATTTATGAATTACCAGATCATGGGTGAGATGAAAGAATACGAATCTGAGTTTGATCAGATGTTATTTTATTTACCACTTACAGGATCTACATTTAAAAAAGTTTACTACGATGAAATTATGCAGAGAACAGTATCTAAGTTTGTTCCTGCTGATGACTTAGTTGTTCCGTACACGGCTACCTCATTAGACGATGCGGAAACAATTATTCATGTTGTTAAGATGTCAGAGAACGAACTTCGAAAACAACAGGTTGGTGGTTTCTATAGAGATATAGAGTTAACTCCAGGTCAACCAAATGAAACAGAGTCAGAAAAAAAAGAGCGAGAGTTAGGTGGCATGAGTAAAGGTAGAGATCAAAGGATGTTTACACTTTTAGAGTGCCATGCAACTCTTGACATAGAAGGTTTTGAAGATATGGACACACAAGGTGAGCCAACAGGAATTAAACTTCCATACATTGTAACAATCGAAGAAGGTTCACGTGAAGTATTATCTATTAGAAGAAACTATGAAGTAGGTGATGCAACAAGAAATAAAATACAATATTTTGTACACTTTAAATTTTTACCGGGTTTAGGTTTTTATGGTTTTGGTTTGATACATATGATTGGTGGATTATCAAGATCAGCAACTGCAGCATTAAGATCTTTACTTGACGCCGGAACCCTGTCTAATTTACCAGCAGGATTCAAGATGCGTGGGATCAAAATGCGAGACGAAGCACAACCAATTCAACCGGGAGAGTTTAGAGATGTAGATGCACCAGGTGGTAATTTAAAAGATGCATTTATGCCATTACCATTTAAAGAACCATCACCAACATTACTACAATTGATGAGTGTTGTAGTTGGTGCCGGACAAAGATTTGCATCTATTGCAGATATGCAAGTAGGAGAAGGCAATCAAAATGCAGCAGTTGGTACAACTGTTGCTCTTCTTGAAAGAGGATCTAGAACAATGTCAGCAATTCATAAAAGATTATATGCTTCTATGAAACGTGAGTTTAGTTTAATGGCGAGAGTTTTTAAACTTTACTTACCTCCAGTTTATCCATATGATGTTGTTGGCGGTCAAAGGCAAATCAAACAAACTGATTTCGACGACCGAATAGATATATTGCCAGTTGCAGACCCGAATATATTTTCTCAAACGCAGCGGATATCACTCGCTCAAACGGAGATGCAACTGGCAGCTTCTAATCCTGCAATTCATAATCAATACGAAGTTTATCGAAACATGTATGAAGCTTTAGGTGTAAAAGATATTGATATAATTTTAAAAAGACCAGAAAAACCAATGCCAAAAGACCCAGCATTAGAACATATTGATGCTTTAGCTGGTAAACCTTTCCAAGCATTCCCTGGACAAGACCATCAAGCGCACATTACAGCCCATTTAAATTTTATGGAGACGAATATGGTAAAAAATGCACCGATGGTTGGCGCTGCAATACAAAAAAACATACTTGAACACATAAGTTTGATGGCACAAGAGCAAATTGAGATAGAATTTAGAGAAGAATTACCAAAATTAGCTCAAATGACACAAATGATGCAACAAAATATGCAAAATCCACAGCTTCAACAAGAAATGCGAATGTTACAAGAGAAAATTGAAGGTAGAAAAGCTATTTTAGTGTCTGAAATGATGGAAGACTTTGCAAAAGAAGAGAAAAAGATAACTTCACAGTTTGATAATGACCCAATTGCTAAATTAAGAGCAAGAGAACTAGATTTACAAGCTCAAGAAAATGCTAGAAAAGAAAAAGAGGGTGAAGAGAGACTAAATTTAGATAGAATGAGAGCAATGATGAACGATCAAAACCAAGATGAGAAGTTACAACAGAATGAAGAGCTTGCAAAAATGAGAGCAGACACTTCAATACAAAAAACTATCTTAAGTAAAACAATTCCATCGGGAGATAAGATGGCTAAGAGTGTTTCAATAATTAGAGGAGAGAACTAATGTGGTTATCAGCGATTAAACTTGCAGTATCTGCAGGAAGTAAGATTTATGCTAACAAGCAAAAAACAAAAATGGCAATGTCAGATGCACAACTGATGCATGCTGAAAAGATGGCCCGTGGCCAAGAAGCTTACCAAGGAAAACTTTTAGAAGCCCGACAATCAGACTGGAAGGACGAGGCAGTTTTGATAATTCTCTCGTTGCCCGTACTGGTGCTCGCTTGGGCAGTCGTATCGGACGACCCATCCGCTATGGACAAGGTAAAATTATTCTTTGATATGTTCTCGCAGCTCCCTTCATGGTTTACAAATTTGTGGATCCTTGTCGTGGCGAGTATTTATGGTATAAAGGGAACACAAATATTTAGAAACGGAGGAAAAAAATAATGGATAAAAAATTAAAACCAGTACCAAAAGGTAATAAAGGATTACCAAAACTAC